TATATCCATGGGGCACTATCTACATCCAATTTAGATCATTTGAAATGGTTAAAAAATAATGCAGTTGGAAAAAATATTTGCAAGCAATATAGACTGGAAAATATTTTAAATAAATTTAAAATAATCCCAGGATTTGATCTTTTAGTCGTAGATGTTGAAGGTAATGAAGATGATGTATTTAATTCGTTTGATTTAAATTTTTGGAATCCTAAAATGATTATAGTGGAATTAATGGACAATCATCCCGAGTTCACTGAATATGACATTTCAAATGTTCATAGAAATTTGAGGGGAAGAATAGGAAAATCAAAGTATATTGAAGTTTATAAGGATCATATTAATACAATTTTTATTAAGAATTTAGAGGAATAATTATATGATATCAATGAATTGTCTTGGTGCTATTGGAAGACTTGGCAATCAAATGTTTCAATATGCTGCTCTTCGTAGTATTGCTAAAAAGAATAACTATGAATATTGTCTTCCTATTAATCCTAGATTAAATAATGAGGACTTTAATTTATTTGATTGCTTTTTATTGGATAATGAACTTAGAGCAAATACTAATTTTTATAAAATTATATTAGAAGATCTTGGGTTTAATGAAGATCTATATTATAAGTGTCCTGATAATATAGATCTTCAAGGATACTTTCAGGATGTTAAGTACATAGAAAATAATTCTGAAGATATTAAAAAATGTTTTACGTTCAAACCAGAGATTTTTCAAACTGCAAATAATACTTTTAGATCTTGCTTTTCTAATCAAAAAGTAATATCTCTACACATTAGAAGAACTGATTATTTTGATTGGAATCATAATATTATTCATGGTATTGAATATTATTCTCAAGCACTTAAGTTTTTTGATGATGATATAAAGGTTTTAATATTTTCTGATGATATAGATTGGTCTTGTGATCAATTATTGTTTAAGGACAATAGATTCTTCTTCTCTCGCAATAATAATAATGCAGTAGATTTATGCTTACAGACTTTATGTGATTATCATATTATTGCTAATAGTTCTTTTAGTTGGTGGGGAGCATGGTTGGCAAACAGCAAAAGAGTTGTAAAACCAAGAGTATGGTTTAATGGAAATGAAAATTTATTAGATGTTGATCATTGGATATCAATATGATAAAACTTCTTTATTTTGGAAGATCTGAAAAAGATGGAATTTGGGAATATGATTACATTCAAGACCAAATTCTAAATGAGTTTGAGATAGAAACCTGCGAGTTTATTTTATCTTTAGAAGAACTTAAAATTAGAAATCAAACATTCGATGTACTTGTTTATAGTTGTAGAGATCCCAATAATTATCCTTGGGGATATATGCCAACATATCAAGATATCTTTGAATGCGTTATGATAACTAACCCTAAAATTATAATTCAACTTTCCGATGAATTTGACTTTGAAAATTTGCAAGAACATAATCAATTGGGAAGATACTGTGAATTGTTTTTGAGGCAACATCATTTTTCTAATTATGAATATACTTCAAATACAATTCAAATTCCTCTTGGATATGGAACTGGGTGTATATTCCCAGAATCAGTAACTCCAATTTCTCAAAGATATTATTCTTGGACACATGCAGGAGAAGTAAAAACTGATAGGTATGAAATGTTGAATCAGTTTCAAAAGATTTATCCACATTGGCAAGTTTGTGGAATATCAAAATCCGATATGATAAACTTATATAATAATTCTATCTTTGTTCCATGTGGTAGAGGTAATTCATCATTGAATTGCTTCAGATTATATGAGGCATCTATTTGTGGGGCAATCCCAGTAGTAGTAGGTTCAAAGGATGAGATAGAATGTACTTTTAAGTATGAGGAAAATCCTCCTTGGTTATTTTTTGATAGTTGGGAAGATGCATCAATTGAATGTTTAAAACTTCTTGAAGATAAAGAAAAACTTCAATTGATTCAATATGATGTCTTAATATGGTGGGAGACAAGAATTAATAAAGTAAGGAATAAAGTAAAGGAAGTATTATTCACCAACCTAATAAAAAATAAACTAAAGGATTTTCCTCCTATAAATTTTGTAAGTATTGAAGAATCCGAAGACAGGAGAAAATTACTTTATAATAGTTTTGAAAAATATAAATTACCAAATATAACTCCCCATATCTACAAAAGATATAATGATATGGATCATCAAATAAGTGGTAAAGACTGTGATTTTTTAATACCGAAACATCATAGAGGTCCAGTAACTTCTCACTTAAAGGCAATTAAGGAGTGGTATGAAACTACAAATGAAGATTATGCCTTCTTTTGTGAAGATGATTTAAGTTTTGAATCTGTTCAATATTGGAATTTTACCTGGGAAGAATTTTTTAACAAACTTCCCGAAAATTGGGAATGCGTCCAACTATGCTTTATTAGCACTGCTGATTGGTACACTGATAGTAGATTATATGATGCAAACCATGTCTTTAGATATAGAGATTGGTGCGATTGGTCTTGCTGTGCTTATCTAATTAAAAGATCGCACGCTAAAAATATAGTAGAAAATTATTTTAATGGTGATGAAATTATTTTGGAGTATAAAGGAATTGATTATGAAGGTAGAGAAAGGTCTGACCATAGATGGTTAATTCCTACTCCAGAATCAATGGTGTATTCTTATTTCAAAGAAAACTCTATTTACTTTATTCCATTATTTTTGGAATCATTAAACTTCAAAAGCACTTGGGTAACTGATGAAAGTCAGAATTCTTTCCATACTTACTCTAATATTAGTGTTCTGAATTGGTGGAAAACAATTGGCAAAAACCTTAGTTTGGATGCTATAATACCTTAATATATACTAGGATGACTATAAAATAGTATGGGATTTGTAAAAAAAGTTTTAGATAATGGTGGATATATTAAACCCTTAATCATACCATCAGAATTAACTCAAGGAACAGGATTACTCAATCCTTCAGTTTTTATAGATGAATATGGAAATATACTTGTAAATATAAGACATATTCAATACACTTTATATCATGCAGAATTAAACAGATATGAACATCAGTGGGGTCCATTAGTTTATCTTCATCCAGAGAATGATCTTACATTGACAACTACAAATTATATTTGTAGATTGGATTCAAATTTAGACATACAATCATTTGGTCAAGTAGATACTTCCTTATTGGATGTTAAACCAATTTGGGAGTTTGTTGGTCTTGAAGATGCTAGGTTATTTAATTGGGAAGGTAAGTTATATCTGTGTGGTGTTCGTAGAGATACCACAACTCATGGTGAGGGGAGGATGGAATTGTCCGAACTTCAAATTAGCAATAATACAATAAAAGAAATTTCTAGAGTTAGAATACCTGCTCCTGGAGATAATAAATCTTATTGTGAGAAAAATTGGATGCCAATATTGGATCAGCCATACCACTTTGTTAAATGGACTAATCCAGTAGAAGTTGTTAAGTTTGATTTGCAATCTCAGACAACTACTCAAGTTCACCTTGGTGAACATAAACAAATGCCAGCTGATCTTCGGGGTGGTTCTCAAGTCATCCCATATAAAAATGGATACCTTACTTTAAATCATGAGACTTATCTTTACAACAGTGAGGCAGGTAGAAAGGATGGTACTTATAGGCATCGTTTTACTTATTGGGATAAGAATTGGAATGTAATTTCTCATTCAGATAACTTTGAGTTTCTTGGGGGTAAGATTGAATTTTCTTGTGGATTAGCAAAGAGAGAAAATGATTTCTTGATTAGTTTTGGTTTCCAAGATAATGCTGCATATATTTTAAGTGTTCCTGAAAGAATTGTGGAGGAAATGATCAATGCTTGATGTACTAAATGAATACTGTCTAGATACTGAAAATTCGAAATATAACTTTAATTTGGCATTAGAATATGACAAGATAGGACAAACTGCCTCTGCTATTTCCTTTTACTTAAGAGCAGCAGAAAGAAGTGAAGATCCTGAATTGTCATACACTTCAATCCTTAAAATGGCATTATGCTTCCAAAAGCAGGGGGGAAGAATTCAAACTGTTAAAGGGGCATATCAGCAGGCAATAACAATCCTACCAAAAAGACCTGAAGCATATTATCTATTAGCAAAAATCCATAGGGAAACTAGTATTCATCATGAGGCATATTCGACGATAGAAATTGCTCTTAATATCTGTGATTTTGATGATACTAAATTATGTGAAAATGTTGGATATTCAGGTTATCATGATTTAATTTTTGAAAAGGCAGTTTCTTCTTGGTGGTGGGGAAAGAAAGATGAATCGAGAAAGTTATTCCGAAGATTATTTGAAGAATATTGGGATGTTCTTGATGAAAAGTCCAAAGAAGTAGTAATAGACCATATTTCTAGATTGGGATATACATCTAGAACGCAATCATTTTTACAGTATGATAAAACAAAGTATCATTCATTAAGATATAATTTCCCAGGTTTAGAAACTATTGATAGAAATTATTCTCAAGTTTATCAAGATATGTTTGTTCTTTCTATGTTGAAGGGAAAGAAGAATGGAACTTACCTTGAGGTTGGATCTTGCCATCCATTTGATGGAAGTAACACTGCTTTACTTGAAACTAAATTTAAATGGTCAGGAGTGTCCATTGAATTTAAAGAAGATCTAGTTAATTCTCATAATTCTCAGAGATTGCCAACTGCTATTTGTGCCGATGCTCTTAAGATAGATTATCGATCTCTCTTGAAAGAAAAATTTTCTACAAAAACTATTGATTATCTTCAACTTGATATTGAACCTGCAAAAAATACTTATGAAGTTCTGTTAAAAATTCCTTTTGATGAATATAAATTCGCAGTGATTACATACGAACATGATCATTATGTGGATGCAACTAAAAAATGTAGAGAAAAGTCTAGAGAATATCTACAGTCTAATGGATACATTTTAGTTGTTTCTGATATATCTTCTGACGGTGTATGTTCTTATGAAGATTGGTGGGTTCATCCTGATTTAGTTGATCATAATGTAATACAAATTATGAAAGATACTTCTGATGAAATAAAGGAAATTGAAAAATACTTTCTCAATAAGAAATTTTATGCCGAATTTGAAACTGATAAGTACATTTTTGAAAACTTTTTCCCAGACTTAACTTATAATGGGGTTATAGTTGAAGTTGGTGCAGGACCACCAGAGTTTTTGAGTAACTCTAAATTCTTTAGAGATCATGGTTGGAGGTCAATTTGCATCGAACCAAATCCAAAATTTGTGGAACAGCATAAAAACCTTGGAAGTGAAGTATATCAATATGCTTGTTCAAACACCGAGGGGAAATCTAATTTCACAATAAATTTAAATAATGATCATTGGTACTCAGAAACTCATGATGGGGTCAGTTTCTCTGCATTGGAGATTAGATATGATGGAGTTCCGGAACATAATACTCAAAATACAATAGAAGTCGAACGAATAAAATTGAATACTCTTCTTGAAAAATTATCAATAGAAAAAGTTGATATTCTTTCTATTGATGTTGAGGGATGGGAACTTGAAGTATTGATGGGGTTCGATCATTTGAAATATAATCCGAAAGTTATAGTTTTGGAAAATTTTGAAAAAAATATTGAATATGAAAAATTTATGAATTCTATCGGATATACTAAAAATATTAATCTGGGATATAATGAAGTATATTTTAAAAATCAAACAGAATCTTCGAATAGAAAAATTTTTTCTATAAGTGAAAAAACTCAAAACACTGTTTGGTCTGTAGATAACTTCTACGAAAATCCTGATGCAGTAAGAGAATTTGCATTGAATCAAGAATATGTTGAAGGTGGATTCGGTAGAGGATTCATCGGACGTAGGACAGATAAGCAATTTTTATTTCCAGGTCTCAAAGAAAAATTTGAGGAAATTATTGGAATGAAAATTACAGAATGGGAAAGTCACGGTATGAATGGAAGGTTTCAAAATGCACATGCAGGAGAACCTTTAGTTTGGCACTGCGATAGTCAAAAGTGGGGAGGTATGCTATACTTGACTCCTGATGCCCCATATCAATGTGGAACTACACTATATGCTCATAAGAAAACTAGAGCAAGAAGTTATTATGATGAAGGGTGGGATGCTGCCTGGAAAGACATTCCCGGAGATCCTCATCTAGATGGAACTTCATTTGAACCAGTGGATGTTCTTGGAAATGTTTATAACCGTCTAGTAATTTTTGATGCAAGCAATATTCATTCTGCTTCTGAATATTTTGGAACAGTAATGGAAAATTCTAGACTATGGCAAATGTTCTTTTTCGATACTTAATTTTATGAATTTTACAGTTTATTCAAAATACGGTTGTCCTTATTGTGTTAAGGTACTTCAAGTTCTCAATACCTTGAGTGTAAATAAAGGTTATCAGATCACAGAGTATGTTTTAAATACTCACTTCAGTCGTGAAGATTTTTATGCAGAGTTTGGAGAGGGATCTACTTTCCCTCAAGTAGTTTTGGCAGATAAGCATCTTGGAGGTTGTTCTGATACTGTTAAATACTTAAAGGAAAATAATATGCTTTGATGACTTCTATAAATAAAGGTGATTCCTCGCAAATCAATCGAGGTGTTGAATTAATATTAAGGAGAGAAAACCGTAAATCTAAAACATTTCAATATTGTTTTGAGAAGGTGGTCTCATTCTTTAATAGAGAAGTTACCATCTACTTTAATTTTTCCTTTGATATAAGGAAGCAAAAGTAGTATAGGAGAATTACAATGTTAGCAATCACCTTGGTCTTTTCAGTTCTTTTTGTTATACTAGCACTCTCTATTGGAGTGATAGGTGGATGGGTATTTAGAGAGTATGTTTGGTCTAGAAGACCTGAAAATCTGCATCCAGAATTATTTGATGCAGATGGAAATGTTTATCCCGATGAAATCATTGCTTTTAGATTTGAGCAAGTCGATCCAGAGGAAGATTACGAAGATTAATTAATGGAGATTTAAGAATGAAGTTACCACCAAATCAATTGGTGTCTGAAGTTATTCAAAGAGCATCAAACGCAAAAACTAGAGAAGAGAAAATCGAAATTCTTCGTCATTATGATAGTCCAGCATTGAGGGCAGTTTTAATTTGGAACTTCGACCCAAGAATTGAATCAGCAATTCCTGCTGGAGAAGTTCCATATACTGCAAACGATGCTCCTGCTGGAACAGAACACACTAGATTGATTCATGAATGGCAGAAATTTAATCATTTTGTGAAAGGAGTTAATAACCTCAATCAAACAAAACGAGAAGTTCTTTTTATTCAGTTGTGTGAATCTCTTCATAGTTCTGAAGCAGAACTTCTTTGTTTAACTAAAGATAAGCAAGTTCATAAAAGATATAAAATTACTAAAGCAGTAGTTCAAGATGCTTTCCCCGAGATTGTTTGGGGGGATGAAGATTGAAAATAATTCATAAGAATTGTGATCCAGTCACTGCAAAGGATAAGAGTCTTCCCCTAGATTCTTATCTTGTTACATATTTGAATGAGGATAACGTTTCTTATGATGTCGTAAAAGCATCATCTAAAGTGTCTATCTTCGATCACTACTATGATAATTATGGGAAAGGATCCCCTATTGATATTAAATGGACTGATGGAACAGTAAATCCAAAACTATGGGGGTCTCAAAAAACTAAAAAGAAGGGATGATGGGAAAGCACTATTTACTTAACTTATATGGATGTTCCTTTGTCCTTCTTGATGATGAAAAATGCCTTATAGATTTATTGGAGAATGCAGCAGTTGCTAGTGGTGCCACTGTGGTTCAAACCATCTCTAAAAAGTTTGAACCACAAGGTGTTACTGTAATTTGTCTTCTATCAGAAAGTCATATCAGCATTCATACTTGGCCTGAAGAGGGTAAGGCTGCAGTAGATGTCTATACCTGTGGTGATTGTAATCCCAAGATCGGTTGTGATATCATCATTCAACAACTTTATGCCAAGGATCATACTTTGAGTTATATTGAAAGATAAAATAAATACACTATATCTGGAGATTATATATGCTCTCTACTGCTTATAGATTGCGTCTTGAAGAGATTTGCGATAGGATAGTGAGACAAGAAGAAGTAAGTCTAGAAGATATTATCTGGGCAGAAAAACTTGCCAAGACAAATAGATCTGCAGCAACAATCTTAAGGCAAGCAAGAAGACGTGCTTCTAATCCAGATATGCAAGAGGGAAGTATGGATGATTTTTTAAATCAACTTGATTTAGGAGATCCAGATCCCTCAAATCATAAGAATAGATTTGGTGGAGTTGATGACATTATTGATTTCTTTTCTGGGGATAAACCAGATGACTGGAGACAAAGAGATTAAAACTGTATCCGATTTTACAAAAGTATTCTTATAGATATAACACGTTCATTTGCTATTCGCAAATAGCAAACGGAAGTAGGGAAACCGAAGGAACGCACTTTTACAATAGTAAAGGAGCACCCTAATGTCTAAAGCAACTTATAGAGGATGTCAGTATAATACTGATGTCCCAAAGGAAGAATATCGTAAGTGGTATTCACAAACACATTCACCAGCACATCCACAAAATACATATCGTGGAGTTTCTTACCGTCCCTGTAATAATCAGGAGGTTGCAAAGTGAATACTTATTTTGTTAGATATCTTAAGAATAAGGATAGAAAGGAAAAACTTCTTAAGATCGCACAAATTAATATGGCAAAGCAACCTCAAGTTGCTTGATAATTCAGAGGGGGACTTGACTTCCCCTCTTTTTTTGTGTAAAATTCGGGAAACACTATTCAACATATGGATGTAGAAAAAATCAAACTCATCGTCAACAATATGGAATGTCTTGTCAGATGTTTGAAGGAAGAAATTTCAAAAGAAGAACCGACTAAAATGGAGTATGTAAAGTTCACTACTCCATATGATAATAACGATTACGATGAAGTGTATCTAGATGAGAATTAAAAAGATGATGAGACTGCTTAAGGAAGCAGTGGAACAAAAACCTAATCTTTATTCAGAAGAAGAATTAAATTATATGAAATCTCAATTGGAGAACATTGAGAAACAGATTAAACTAGCAAAAAGAATGGACTATAGGGGATTTGGTAAATGATTAAACTAATTTCAATCACTCAAGGTGCTGGAGAACTTATCAATGCAAATGCACAAGAAGTAATTTCATATATTGCCAGAGTTAGTAATCCAAGCAATCAATTAAATTTTGATACTTCTGCTGGTCTTCTTAAGTATTGCATCAAGCATGAGCACTGGAGTATCTTTGAACATGCTTTTATGACACTTGAGATTAATACTACCAGAGGTATTGCAGCTCAAGTGCTTCGTCACAGATCATTCACCTTCCAGGAATTTTCACAGAGGTATGCTGATACCAACCTTCTATCAGATGTAGCAAAAGTTCCTGAACTTCGTAGACAGGATACCAAAAATCGTCAGAATTCTACTGATGATCTAGATGGTTATCTGAAACTCACACTTCAAAGTGAAATTCAAGAATACTTTATTAAAGGTCAGGCAATTTACAACAGACTTCTTTCTCAAGGAGTAGCAAAAGAATGTGCTAGATTTATTCTTCCCCTTGCAACTCCAACCAGGATTTATATGACTGGTTCTTGTAGGTCTTGGATACATTATATCAATCTTCGTTCTGCCCATGGAACCCAGAAAGAACATATGGAGATTGCTGAAGGGTGTAGAGAAATCTTCAATCAACAATTCCCAGATGCTGCAAAGGCTCTTGAGTGGGTCTAAATAAAATATATTGATTTCATAACTTATGGCAATTTATCCTGTTATTCATGTAGAAACTGGAGAAAAGAAAGAAGTTGAGATGAGTGTTCATGAGATCACTCAATGGTACAAAGACAATCCCGAATGGAAAAGAGATTGGTCTGAAGGTTGTGCAAGTCCTGGAGAGACTGGTGATTGGAGAAACAAACTAATCAGCAGAAATCCAGGATGGAATGATGTTTTGGATCGTGCAAGTAAAGCTCCAGGTTCCCGTGTAAAGAAACTCTAATGGCAAGAAAAAGAAGAAACAATGATTTGCAGCCAATTGGAATTGGCATGACCGCAAAGCAAATGAAGAGAAGGAAACCAATCAATACAGATTTCCTTTGTGATATTAATCCAGTAACACAAAATCAAACTAAACTTTTTGATGCCTACAATTCAGATAAACATTTGTTTGTGTATGGATGTGCTGGAACAGGTAAAACATTCTGTGCTCTTTACCTAGCACTCAAAGATGTTCTCAGTGAGATTACTCCATATCAAAAGATTGTGATTGTGAGATCTCTAGTTGCCACTAGGGAGATTGGTTTCCTTCCTGGAGACCATGATGATAAATCTGCACTTTATCAAATTCCTTATAAGAATATGGTAAAGTATATGTTTGAGATGCCAGATGATGCTTCATTTGAAATGCTCTATGGTAATCTGAAGCAGCAAGAAACAATTACTTTCTGGAGTACATCTTTTATCAGAGGTACAACTTTAGACAATTCAATTATCATTGTTGATGAAGCACAAAACTTGAACTTCCATGAACTTGATAGTATAATTACTAGGGTTGGTGATAACTCCAGAATTGTTTTCTGTGGTGATGCAACTCAAACTGATCTTACCAAGACTAATGAAAGGAATGGTATTCTAGACTTTATGAAAATCATTCAAAGAATGCCTGAATTTGAATCAATTGAATTCGGTGTTGATGATATTGTAAGATCTGGTCTGGTCAAGTCTTATATTGTAAATAAAATGGCAGCAGGGTTCTAATGTTTAATCATTGTAATGTAAGTCTCCCTCAACTTGAGAGGGAGACTATTGATGGG